GTATGCCGAGGAAATAGCGGAATAGTTCGGCGCGGTTCGGCGCGGTTGCATTCTCAAGAGTTATCCACAGGCAAAGTCTCAAGAGTTCGGACATCATTGACCACAAAAACTTTTTTATTCTTGAACAATTTCTTCTGTCCTTCCTCTTTCAGAGTTATATGACCACTCATGACAAGTGATGTCAGGGCCGTTGAAATCTCATTGTTGCCAATCTTATTGCCCTCTTTGCGAATCTTTTCTCTGATCTCATTCAATCCCATCTCATAGCCATGTGCTTCCATAAACTGCGAAACTAATTCAAGGCGAGAATCGGCAGATGCAATTGCAATGGTGCCACCTGAGATTGACACAGAGATTGATTCATCCTTGCCGTTTCGGATATTGGCAACGCCAAGTGTCTTTGCATCAGGGCAGATGGCACGGACAAAGCCAGGGCGATCCTTAGTCACTTTCAGCTCAAGGCAGCCGTCAATGCCTCTGCCAAATGGCATTGACACATCACAGGCAATCGCCACTCCATCAATATCGGCACGCTTTGCTTGAGCGCCGATTGCATAATTGCCTCGATTGTCTTTGCTCTTAGTCACATGGTCAATGGTCAGGATGCCTGCGCCGAATATCTTTAGCGGCTTCAATACCTTCTGTGAAAAGGTCGTGGCATCCTTGTTCTTTTCCAGGTCAAGTCCGAGCAGGTTCATCGCAGCGTTGACACCATCCACGACAATCAAAGTCGGCAGATACTTGCCAATCTCGGTTTTCATGATCTCACCGATGCCATCACCGAGAGGTTCATCAGGGTTGGCATACTTGAACGACTTGAGTTTTTCCGTGTCGCATTTGAGGGTTTTAAGGCGGTTGAAAATGCCACGAGCAGAGTCTTCAAAGTCTATGTAAAAGACACAGTTGCCTTTTTCTAACTCCTGCCTAACCGCCTCAAGTGCCACCCAAGTCTTACCTGATTCAGATTCACCGAAGAGTGCGTTGACCTTGCCTGCATACAAGAGGTGATTGCCGTCCTCACGGCGAAGCATTGAGGGTGGCAATTCCTTCTCAAAGTCCTCATTCCAAATCTCACGCGGAATCCAAGAACTTGTGGTGACTTCCTCATTCTCATCATGTAACTGCACCATTGAAGGTGCGTGAACATCTAACCCTGCCCAATCGGTTTTTAGCTCGTTGGATACTCCGTAGCCCTTCTCGCGCAAGGTTTTGGCTGCTAGTTTGAAATCTCCATTGTGTTCGATCTTGGCATAGGCAGCAAACTTTGAGTATGAAGATTCTGCATCAAAAATGGTTGATGTTGAAAATACAAACAATTTGTCATTGCCGTTGAAGTTTGTGGTGGCAGATACGCCTTCATTCTTTCCTGGTCGTCTCCATGCAATGGAATCTGCCTTTGAATACACCTTTGTCCACCCTAAAGGCTCAAGGATTGATTCCCAGGTAACTTTGGCGTTGTAATCATCACCTGCCGACAAGAATGAATCATCACGCTTGACCACCTCTGCTTGAATAGATTCAACTCTTGGCATCTGATCAAACATTGCGAAAATGGCATGAAGAGCATTGCGTTGCTTCATTGTGATTGTTGGAATGGTTTCAATTGAGCCACCAATGAGTGTCCAATTGCCACCTGATGGGTGCGTTGAACCCCCTGAAGGTGCTGTGATGGTGAAACCGCCTGTGCCTCGTGTCTCGGCAAGCACCTCAATGCCGCCGTTTTCACCTGGTTTGCGAGCCAACTTTGTGTTGCGAGGAACTTCGCCATCTGAAATCTTGTAGAGCCAATGAAGTCCACCTGAAGGTGTCATTTCGACATACCCTGAGTTCAACATTTCCCAGACTTCTTTCAGACCTGAGTTGTTGGCGATCTCTGTAATCTCAAGATGTATCTTTTGGGCTACGGCTCTCCCTTCCAACTCAAGCATCTCAAGATTGCCCGACACGGCACCGGTGACAACGCCAATGCCATTGACACCATCTTTGAACCACATCAACAGTTCATCTGCAATTGGCAACTCTTTTTGAAAGCGTTCCCAAGCAAATTTTGGTCGCTTGGAGCCGTCATTGGCTACAGGAACAACAGAGATGCCTTGAGCTAAAAGGCGCAGGGCGATTGGCATGAGATGACCCATCAGATATCTCCCTGGCAGATTTCGCACAGTTCCCAATTGCCATAAGAAACCAATGTTGTTGCATCAACTTCTTTTTCACATCGCGTGCAAGATGCCAACTCTATTTCTTCACTCATTATGTTCCCCCGAACAGTTGCATTGGATAAGTTCTAAACAATCGGTGCAGATGGCGTGTGGCCCATCATCATTTCCACAATTGACGCATGAATCAGTCACCGATCTGCGCCACCATTCGGCTGATAATCCATTCAACAACCGGCACGGCTACCGCGTTGCCCATTTGCTTGTATCGGTTTGAATCTGCCTGTCCATCTGTCCAACCATCAGGAAACCCTTGAAGGCGCTCGCATTCTGTTGGTGTGAGACGGCGAACAACGGCTTCATTTGCAACGGCTCCAATATGATCAACATCTGATGCTGAAGCGCGAATTGCCTGAGTTGTTTTGTCATTGACTGTTTGATTGTAGGTGTCAAGAGCAACTGCCTCTGATACCTGGGCAATAAATAATTGAGCGTGATGTGATTGAGGCGAAGGTTGAAGGGCTTGAACTGCCAATGCAGTATCCGTCTCGGTGGCACTAAAATTGTTCGCCTTTGCATCTTCTCTGACCGAATAAGCAATCGGTTGTTCTTCAAAAATCATTGGCACATTTCCCCCACCTGTTCCATATCGTGAAATTACTGTTGGCACAATGCCATCTTCATACACTCGTACATCGTCAACACGAGTGCCGTCAATGATCAAATGTGAAGATTTGCTTGCATTTGCTCTCAAAGCGTTCTTCACTTTTGATTCACTCCAATTTTCTTCAAATAATGATTTTGGTTCAAATAGAATCAAAACTGTTGCGTAAGCCTCGCCATTGTTATCCATTGCGTTCAATGTTGGTGTCACTCCGCCTTCATTCCAAGATTCATAATCATTTATGTTTTGTGCGCGTTTAGCTTTAGTCCACCAATAAAGTTTCACTTCCACCACCTAAAACTCCACCTGATGCTTTCAAAGTTGCACTTGCATTTGTATCTACGAAGGCTCCGAAGCCACCTTCTCTAAAGCCATTTGAAGTTGGGGTGGGAGTGTCTTTTCTCGCCTGTTTGCTCGCCTCAAGATACCCTGCGCGGCTTTGGCCGATAGCGAGTATTTCTTCAGGTGATCCCCCTGTGTCTCCAAGACATCCGACAATGAACACTCTACGGCGGCGTTGGGGTACTCCAAAATATTGAGCATCACACACCCTCCAGGCGATGCGATACCCCCGTTCGACCAACGCTTCAATGACAACGGCCATGTCTTTTCCCCCATTTGAGGAAAGTAAGCCAGGAACATTTTCGAGGATAAAATTTTGCGCTCTTGTTTCGTCAAGGAGTCGGCAGATTTGCCAGAAAAGTCCACTCCGTTCTCCGCCCAATCCTGCTCGCTTACCTGCGACTGATAAATCTTGACAGGGGAATCCACCTGTGATGATTCCTGATTCTGGAATAAAGCCTGCTGCAATGAGTTGTTCACCTGTGACCCCCGATATATCGCCAAAGATAGTTGACTCAGGAAAATGTCGGCGAAGCACATCCTGGGCTTTTTTATCAATTTCAACTGATGCAACTACTTTCACACCATTTCGTTCTAAAGCTAAATCAAAACCACCTACACCTGCAAATAAAGAAACCGCAGTAATCATTTGCCACCCCATCCTTCACCCTTGAAGATAGTTCCCCCAAGTGAGTATTTGCGTTGCATCAACTTCTTCTTGCAACCTTCACAGATGATGCGCTTTTGATCATCCATCTCAAAAAAGACTTCAGCGATATGTCCACAATCGCAAGTGAATTCATAAAATGGCATTGTTCCCCCTTAAAAAGTTTGTACCTTGTGAGGTGGTAGGAGTCGAACCTACCTGCGCAATTCCCCAAGAACGCAAATCCCATACCTCGTTTCCTGTGGCGAAAGGAAAGGATTAAGACCACAGGAAAGTTTTTATAGCGGCTTTGCTCCTAATTGTGCAAGCAATGCTTGAACTTCAGGTGGCAAATTATTTGTATCAATTGGCGCGGCAGGTGCAGCGGCAGGGGCAGGTGCTTTCGCATTGCCACCGCCGATGAATGCATTTGCCTTTGCTAGATCATCAGGATTGCCTGTGGCATCAATCAGAATCCAGGGTGCTGACTTTCCTGGCTTAGCCGAACCTTGTCCGATTCGTGCCAATACCTTTTGACCGATCTTGTCCTTGAGTGCATTCTTCAATGCGATGTTGAAGAACAAGATATTGTCATATGTCTCATCTGCATCTAAATCAACAATGTTGACCTCGACTGCATCTGTGACTCCGTGAACTGTTGTGATTTCTCGCTTGTGTTCAATCGGTGTGATGATAAGCAGTCTTCCTGCCAAGTCTGCGACCTTGACTGAATCACCGCCACCTTGCGTTGGTGCTGTGAACATTACTGTTCCCCCTCTTCGTTGTTGTTGTTGTCTAACTCTTCAGGTGGATTATTTTCCCACCATTCTTTGACACCATCTGAGAGTGTCTTTGTCGGTATGAGACCACACTTGCATGAATTACATTCACACATCGGTATCTCCGTTGCACGCCTTACTCAAATCTTTACTGTAAGGCAAAAAATATGGGCAATAGTTACAGAGGCGATCACTCTTTGCCGGAATAAGTGACCACATTGCAGGATTTGCTTCTACATCAACTGTTGAAAGCAATCCATAAAGAGAGTCAATGCGCGAGAGTGCATCTATTGCAACCTGCTCATCGTACTCGTACATCTCAAGGTGCATCTCATCGAGTGAACCTGATGTCGGTAGGTACACAAGTGCAACATGATTGACTTGGACGCCCTGTTGGGCTTTTCCGTAACCATAAAGCTGCGTCTGAATGATTTGTTGCGTGGTCGCGCCTTCTTTCTTGCGCGTTTCAATTTGCTTTGCAGAAGTTGTTTTCCAATCCATCACAATGCCTCGGTTGACATCAAATAAGTCAATCGTGCCTGATAGACCTGAACGAATCGTGACTCGTTGCTCCACTTCATAGCCATCAATCTTGCCAAAGACCTCTGCCAAGTAAGCATGGATTGCAGTTCCCACCTGGGCTGCCCAACTGCCATTGCCACCCTCGTTGATCTTTTCCCAATCAAGGAGTTTGTAAGCAAGACGGCGTGAGCATTCATGCCCGATTTCAGATGGGCCGATGGCAATTTGCTTTGAGCGTGGAGACCATTGACCTGCCTTGACGATAATGCCGGCAAGTTCATCGGCAATCACCTTTGAAGGCTTATGCGGAGCAACAAATGTCATTTATTCATCATCCTCTTCGTCATCTTCATAAGGCGTGAAAGGTGGTTCATCGAGAAGTGGTGCGATGGGCGTAATGATGCTCATCGCTCACCATTCTCAACAATTGTGAAGCGGCGCGACATTGTTGGAACTTCAAGCAACTGAATGACTTGATCAGGCAGGATTTCTCGTGCCTTCTTCACATCAAGTCGCTTTGTTTCAACAAATGACCATCGAACAACCTCGTTGCCCTGATACATACCGACTTCAGCATCGCCCAATGCACTTTCAAGGTGCGAACGAGCTATATCGGCAACTTCTTGCCATTCTTTGATTCGACTCAAAGCATCTTTGTATTGCTTGAGCCAAGAAGCGATGTCATCATCTAAAACAACACGCTTGTGTTCAATTTCAATTGTCACTTAAATTCCCCCGAATCTTTTCAATACCAATTGAACTTTTGAAAGTGCGACCATGCATTGCATGGAGACACATGGCGCCTGTGGATATAGGCGAGAGATGCCACAAGTTGTGACACCTTAGACTCAGAATGTTCCATTCCAAGATTGCGATAGGTAGAGTCAAGCAGTTGGCCGATGCCTCGCGCAGAACTCGTTGGGTTTTTTGCGTCTTTCCAGGCTGATTCTTTACCAATCAACGCGGAATAACATTTGTATTGCTTAGTTGTAAGCAAATCACGAGCCACTTCCTTCGGATCAACCTGATCAAGAGGTGGTCGGTCTAAATAAACGATGGATGCAGGAACGGCAACTTGTGGTGCGAAGGCGGCATTGACAACCATTGATGTCAAACCACTCACGCTGATCATAATTGCGATTCCCCTGATAAGTTTTTTGTTTTGAGTTGTGATTGGAGTTCTCCTTTTGATTTCACCCCTGCTTTGCGAAGAACTTGCGTTACATACGAAAGGTCTAAATTCAAAGCAATTGAGATTTCTTTTGGTGTTCTTCCTTGCAGATGAAGCCTGCGAATTGTCTCGGCGTTATTGATGCCGAACTTTTTGCGCCTTCTTTGAGCAACTACTCCACGCTCCTTTGGTGTCGTGCCTGCCCAAATCCCATGAGGGATGTTTTCTGCAAGTGCGTATTCCAAGCACTCCTTTCGTTCTATACAACCGCTGCAAATACTGCGAGCAATTGGGAGACTGTTTGCCTCTTCGACTTTTCCTTCAGGAAAGAAAATGTCTGGGTTTTCGATGTCACGGCATTTTGCCTGCAACAACAAAGGTAATGTGGGGAAGAAGTATGTGAAGTTCACTCCCTAGTTCCAAGCCATTGTTCTAAATCCTGAACGACCCATGACTTTTCAATGCCGGCGTTTCGGCGTTTAATTATGACATAAGCAGGTGGAGTTTGTTCAAGACCACGAGCTACAGCGTAATTGTTTGCTTCTGTGATTGCTTCATCCCAAAAGGCAGGAAGTGTGATCGCCTTGCGGTTTTTCAACTCAAAGATGTAAGTCTTGTTTGCAACGACACAAACAATGTCACCTTCATCTTTACTTCCTGCCTTCGTTAGTCGCTCGGCGCTGACCCCTCGTTCTCTAAGCCACTTCATTACTGAAGTTTCAAAGAGAGCGCCTTTGCGACCATTGGGATTTGCCACTTACTTCACCAACTCCAATTTTGTCGTGAGAGGTTGCGAGCGCATTGCTCGTGCAACTTTTACGGCGGTGATGAGTTGTTCAGCCAAAGTAAGTGCTTCGCTTTCGCTGATGCTTGCAAGTTTGATAGTGAGATCAGGAACGGCTGATCTAGCTTTATCCATCAATCTTGCACCTTCAATTGATTTCAAGTCATGCAAAATGAGACTTTGTATGCCTTCCAATGATTTGATTGGAACTTCTCCTACAACATCTTCAAGCAAATCCAGGGCTGCATCTCGTTCTTCTAGCCAAATGACGAAATCGCCATTGATCGAGTTGTGAACTGAAAATAAAGGCTCGCGGTTCATAGGTAGCCCCATTCGCCCTCTGAGTGGGTAATCTGAGAGGTGAACCTCTCTTCAAGGGCTAGAAGCCCCCACACAAGCCCTGTGAGGGCAATTGCGCCCCCCAAAACGACCAAAACCATCCTTGATCCCCTTCCTTTGAGATGCCCAATGGTGACACAAAGTTATCCACAGGGCATTCCGACTCGCCAAAACTTCTTTTTGTCATGTATGGACATTCGTATGGATATCGCCTATAGTTCTACTCATAGGGGGAACGGCCCCCAAAGAAAAGGAAAGAAAAATGAACGCAACAACAAAGAGCAAGAAGGTCGGAGATGTCATCGTGACACTTTGTCTCACAGAAGATGAAGGTCTTTGTGTTGAAGATGGTGGCAAGTGGTTACTAATGTGCGAAACACACGGCGGAATTTTGCAAGATACAAATAAATCTCGTTTGTGGTCAGATGCAAATGAAGTTGCTGATTGGTGCGATGGATGCAAAGAAAAGGTAGGTGCATAATGACACGCAAAAAAATACAAGTTGCAAAAGTAACAATGTTCATTGTTGGCAAAACTGCAACGGACGATCAAAAAGTGAATAAGTGGTTGGAAATTTCAGGAAAAACTGCTGAAGAGTTGAGACTTGATGGCGTGAATGCAATTGGGTTTTATCCAACAAAAATAATTGCTTACTACAATTTTTCATATAGAGATGCTTCAGTTGATAAAAGCGAAGTCCTATACTCAGGAAAGGCAAACTCATAATGACAACAAGAGAAGAAGCAAGAGAAAAAGCATTAGAACTATTTGATGCAGGAATTCCAAATGAAATTGAAGATTCATTTTACAAGTCAATGTTGAATGGGCATCGTTGGGGATGGCATCAAATAGCATTTTTGTTATGCCCTGCCTGTGACAGAAAGGCAGGTGCATAATGACAAAGAAATGTTGTGATGTTGTTTATTGGAAGCACAACGAAGGTTGGGATGCTTACAGAAAAGATGATTGCCAATTTTTCAATAATGAATGGGTTCCAAATTGGTTTGATTGTTTCATTGTTGAAGATGCACCAACAAAGAAGGATGCAATGAAATCAATCAACGAATTGCATTTTTTGGGGGTGTGCTTAGTATGACACTTCAAGAAATCACAACCTGGCATCTAGCTCAAGTTGCCGAACTCCGCCGTGATGGTGATGAGAATGAACGCAATTTCCATTTGGAGATTGTTGCCGAATTAGTCCGTATTCAAAATCAATTGGGGGAATCTAAATGATCACAAAGCGTGGCAAGCGTGTACGAGCAGTTGCAATTGCAATTGGCATAATCTTTGCCTGGCAAATTGCAAACAATCTGTGGTGGGTTGGCATTGACGCACCCAACGCAGAGTTTCTTGGTTGGTGTTGGGGTTCAATGAGCGAATGTGTGGTGTTGTAAATGGCAGGCAAAAAAGTCAGATCAGTAAGAGTCAGCGACCAACTATGGGCAAGGGCGATGGCAAAGGCAAAGTCAGAAGGCAAATCTGTCTCTGAAGTGATTGTTGATTTCTTGAAGGGATATATCAAATGACAAAAGCTACAACCGCCATCGCCTTTGCCGAAAAGGGTTGGCACATTCTTCCTGTCACTCCTTATCAAAAGACACCTTTCTTCCCCATCGCAAAGAATGGCTATAAGTCAGCCACAACTGACATTGCAGAGATTGAGAAGTGGTTCACTCGCGCACCGATGCTCAACATTGGCATCGCTTGCGCCCCTTCAAACTTAGTTGTCTTTGACATTGACTTCCGTAATGGCGGAACAACTGAAGGTCTGAACCTCGACACATTCACAGTCGCAACAGGCGATGGCTTGCATCTGTATTACTCCGCCCCTGCCGATGCGAAGTTCAAAGGGAAACTGCGTGAAGGCGTTGACATCAAGCACAATGGATATGTCGTGGGCGCAGGATCATTGCACGAATCAGGCAAGTTCTATGAGGTCGTCAAAGACATCCAACCTGCACCAATGATGGAATACATCTAGTCATAAAAAGACAAAGAAATCCCCCTCACCATGACCGACTGATGGTGAGGGGGATTTCTTATTCGGCAAGTGCCAGGGCAATGCCTTCTTCAAGGGAAATCTTTGGTTCATATACCTGGAACATTCGAGTTGTATCGCCTACGCGGTATTCAACACCTATCGGCGCATCAAGATTGTTTTTGATCGGAGCAAGGTAGTTTGCTTGCAACATGACCATTTCTGCCAACTCAATGAAAGAGGTTGGGCGACCTGAGCAGATGTTCATGACAGCGACATCATTGATCACGGCTGCAAAAGTAGCCCCAACAACATCGTCAATATGTACGAAATCTCGTACCTGTGTTCCTCTGCCCCACACTTCAAATGGGTCTGCCTTGCGCTTTGCTCGTTCAATAAAAGATGGGAATGGGTAATCAAGTGCTTGATCTGCGCCGTATCCGCTAAATGGCCGCAAGACAGTTACTTTCAGACCTTCAGCTCGTGCATAAGAGGCAAGCATTTCGCCGGATAACTTTGCCCAACCATAGGTGAAATCAGGAGTGCGAATGTGTTCTAGGTTGATGTCAATTTCACGCAGTTTTTGTTGATAGGCGAGTTTTTGCAAGAAAATTGGATATGCAGCACTTGATGAGAAATAGACAATGTGCTTTGGGCGAGTTCTCAATGCCCATTGGAACATATCTGCATCAATGGCAAGGTCAGAGGCAACTGACAATGGGTTTCCCTCAATGGTCATTCGCCCACCGACAATCGCCGCTAGATGAATAACGATGTCAAATTGTGTGTCATCTGTGGCGAAGAAATGTCGAACCTCTTTGCCATTTACCAGGTCAATTCCTGTGATGTCGTGGCGTTGTTTTGCAAGCGCACGATGAAATGCACGCCCAACAAAACCGGCATCACCTGTGATCAGAATCTTCATTCCATCCCCCATTCATATTGATATTTGTCATCACCTGTCAGGGCAATGGATTTTTGTTGATCAATAGCAAAGATGAACCTATCATTCTCATCAAGGGCTGCGCCAATGTGACTGATGGCGTTGGCAGGCTCAATCAGATAATCCTTGCGAACTGATTTGCCCTCAACCTGGGTGTCATAGAACTCGTCATGGACAAAGCAGGAAAATTGGATTCTTGGGTAAATCAGATTCCGCAGGAAGTCTTGGTCTTGGGTGTAGTAATCCGAAATTTCTGCCGACTCAATCAAGGCGCGGATGTCTTTGAAGAGCGCAGATCGAACTGTGAACATACCTGCATTGATGGGGTAATTGTGACCTATTGGGTGATCTTTCATGATGTGAGCATCAAGGCCCGATTCAAGAAACTGCTCGTGGGCGTGTAACTCACGCAAAGAAATGCGAGCATCGGCATCACGGAAGGCAACAAAGTCATAATCTAGTTCACAAGCAAGAAATCGCCACAACTTGGCGGTGTGATCTTCAGGTGCATCTGTCTGAATAATTTGAACATTGCTAAATAGGCGCAAGGTTGAGATTACCCAGGAAGGCACCGATTGACCTACGAAAAAGATCAATTCGTATTCATCATCCAAAATCTGTTCAGCGATGATGGCGTTTTTGATTGCTCCTACCGAATACCGCAAATCTGACCCATAAAGTGAGAATGCAATTGCCTGTTTCATCGGCGCAGTTTCTTGAGCAAGACCTCGTAGGCTTCTGATTCAATGTAGTTTTTGTAAGCAAGAGCATCGGCGGAATAAACTTCTTGTGCATTGACTGCAACATATCCTTCATCCCATGCAGCTTTTCCTGCAACCGGATGCATATGCTCAACAATGACATCTTCAAGGTAATGCAAAGAGCCTAAATCCTCGCCCAATTTCTTCCAAAAGTTGTCAAGATAAAGGTGCTTCATATTTGGTGGCACCATTCCGCCAAGTGCTTTGACAATATCTGATGTCATTGCAACCATCGTTGGAAGACGCTTGCCTTGAAGTAGATCATTGCCGTAGGCAACTGACGGCGCCTGTTGCAATGCCTGGATGAGTTTTGCATCCCAATCGGCGGTGCGTGGGCGGTGGTCATCGCCTAAGAAAGCGAAATACTTGTATTTGTCATCGTATTTGTGTGCCACATAATTGAGTGGCTTTGCCATGCCTCGTGAATCATTGTTGCAAGTGATTACATAGTCATCGCCTAATTCAAAGACATATTCATCAGCCTTTGGGTCGTCATAATCAACAATAAAGAGCAAGCGTGATGCAGATGAAAGTTCATCGTGAGCAGCAAGAAGTTCAACTGCATTTTGTGGTCGCCCACGAGTTGGAACAAGTGTAATCATTTCCATTGTGATTCAATCTCCCCGGCTATTGAGGCATAGGCTGCCAAATCTACGAAGGAATCTTCATGATCAGGTGTCTCAATCAAACGAGCTATTTTGACAAGGCATAAACACAAAGCGACCTGTGAAGGTGTTATCTCAGTTTCAAGATACACGCTCCACAGGTCGGCGATGCGTTTGTGATTTACATACGGTGATCCATAGTTTTTTTGACGATCAGTATGCGTGAGGCGTTTTGCCTCATCTAAGATTTCCCCCCGGTTCATGGCTTACTTGCTTCCGCGTCCGAACTCAGTTGCCTTTGGATCAATAGCCTTAAAGATTGGGCCAACGACTGCTGCAATTCCTGCTGCAAGGTATTCCTTGATTGGGCGATTTGGGTCTGTCATGTATAACGCTGCAACGGCTGCTGCTGCTGCTCGCAGATAAGTCTTTGCAACTGCTTCAATTTTTACTTTGTCAAACATGATTACTCCTTAAAAGTAGGCTTGCCGAATCCAACGATGAACACAGGCAAGGATGGTTGTAGTTTCCCACGATTTTTCTTCTTATAGGCGCGAACCTTACGGCATACTTGACCGCCGTTGCGCTGATCGCCCTTCTTATCAGGTGCCGTGTTGCCCTCAATTGTCACGACAGTTCCATCATCTCGAACCTGCAAGACGATGCCGACATGAGAAATCCGGTCAACGCCATCTGATGGGAAATCAAAGAACACGATGTCACCTGGCATTGGCGTGGCAACCTCGGCATCTTGCCATTTGCCCTTTTCCTGAAACGCCTGCGCCCCTGACGGGGTGAAGGTGCAGTTAGGAATTTTTACGCCGGCAGATTTTGCCACAAAGTTGACGAAGGCACCGCACCAGGGTTGGTTTGCCTTTTGATAGTGAGTTTGATTCTCGGCAGGGCCTTCTATGAAGCCTTCTTCGGCTCGTGCCGCATCAAGAAACTTGTTGAGTTGAGCTGACATTGTTCTCCCCTTGTTTTGGTTTTGATTTGAGTCCATTTGCAGAGACTATCCCTGACAAAGTTCCTGTGAGAAAGACTGTCAATGTTGCAACTAGATCAATAAAGGCTGCGTCATTGGGTGCTTGTTTCATAGGTTGGGTGACAAATACTAATGCCCAAAGGAGTGCAAATACCGATCCTGCAAAGACGATTGCCAAGATGATTCCGATACTGACAACAAGTCGAGCGTGTAATTCTTCAGGTGTATATCGGCTAGGGCGTTTCATCAAATATCTCCGGAAGTAGGTCAGAGGTGCAGGTTCCTGTTGTTTCGCATTGCGGTTTGTTGCATTCGGGTTTTTCCCAATTTTCAAACTCTTGGCATGGGTATCTGACCCAACCTTGATACCCACAACCGCTAAGAGTCAGAGCGAGTAAGCAGGATGCGATAAATCTCTTCAACTTGTCGTTCCAATCTTTGAACGGAATCTTTGAGACTTGAGCCAGAATTGGGCTTGAGTTCATTGAGGTAATGCTTAACAAGCCATCGAACGGCTGTTGCAAAAGCACCAATGATGGTGATGAGTGCAACTGCCAACGCTGCCCAATCCTGCGCGGTCATAATCCGATTGCCATGACCTGCACTAATGTGCTGCCTGAGTTTGTCACTCCATAGATTGGATTATTCTTGTTTTGAATAACTATCTTTTCACCATTGTCTAATTCATAGCCTGTTGAAATTGTGACATCGGAACCGCCAAGATGAATTTTCTGACCACCTGCTGCGTGCAGATGAACCTCTTCTGCTTCTTGGGTCGCATCAACGAGCAGGGTTGCTTCTGTGGTTACTGTGACTTGCCGAGTGCTGATTCCCATTGTTTTCTCCTGGTTTGTTTAGATCGGCGATGCTTCTACTTTGTTAATTCCCACCTGCAAGTGTCTTCATTGAAATGATTAGCCCACTCAGGTTTTGGCGGTATAAATGCATCTTTATTTGGATCATAAATAAAAGAAATTCCTGCGAAGTTTTTACGGAAATTGTGATTATAGGAAGTTTGAACCCACTTCGTATCTTCTCCAAAGAGAGATTTACAAAATGCAACGCCAAGTGACTCTTGTTCAATACCATTTTCATCTGTAATAATTTCATTGTTCACAACAATTACATTTTTTACAATGTTGTTATCGTCTAACTCTGCAAAATGCGCCATTTAATTATCCAATCACTATTACTACGAAACCTGAGCCGCCTGTTGGTGTGCCGCCACTTCCGCCGCCGCCGTCACCTGTGTTTGCTCCGCCACTAGTGCTGCTGTCACCCACACGACCTGCCGCATAAGTAACTGAAGATCCAGTTATTGAATTAGCCGTTCCTGCTCCAGCCGTTCCAGAAACACCTGATGAAGCATTTCCACCTGCACTAGTTGAACCGCCGCCGCCGCCGGCCCTATTACTTGAATTGCCACTTCCTACAAAGAAACCGCTGCCGCCATTATTACCAGCGCCACCGCCGTTTGCAAAACCACCGGGTGCGTTAGATGTTGAACCATTTCCACCACCGCCGCTTGCACCGTCACCTGCTTGCGTTACTTTGCCATGACCACCACCTGAAGTGTAATAAACTGTTCCGATTTTGCTACCGCCACCGCTATTACCGCCCGATGCACCACCTGCGCCAACTGTTACAGTTTGTGAACCTGCCGATAAATATCCATTAACTGTATAAAGATAACCACCGGCACCGCCACCGCCTGCTGTGCTTCCTGGAACAGGGCCAGAGTAAACACCCGATCCGCCGCCACCGACTACCAAAACTTCGCAAGTGCCAGCAACGCCGATCGTGATCGTTCCTGATCCTGTGAATTTGTAGATTGTTTTTCCGGGGCGTGATGATGTGTCAACCGTTGGCGAACCTGTGGTTCCTGTAACAGTTGCCTTTGGTGTACCGCCACCGCCGCCTTGTACGAATGGAAAACTTGTAAGTAATGGACTCATTTTTTCCCCTTATGCAAACTTAGTCGCGCCGCCTGCAAGGACGGTATATGTTGGAGTTGCTGCTGTCTTGATGATCGTGAAAGAGTAAGCGTCAATTGCACTTGCATTTCCTGCTGCTGGCGCTGTTCCGCCAGACCACTTTGGAGTTACTGCGCTGCCATCAATTTGAAATGCGGTTGGATAGTAAGCCGTTGATCCATTTGTGTTAAGAAATACAACAGAGATTGCATCGCCAACTGCAAGGATTGAACTTAGTGTTGCTGCTCCGCTTCCTCTGAAGTTAAGAGTGAAGTTTGCACTTGCGTTGCTTGTGTAATAAAGCACGCCCTGAGTTAAAGCGTCATAGTTGACTGTTCCTGTCGCGGCTGTTGCCGTAACTGTGGTGCGCTCTTCTGGCGAGATGAATAGGCTGTTTGTTTCTGTAGCATTGTTGATCGCTGGCGATGTCAGCGTCTTGTTTGTAAATGTCTGACTTCCTGTCAAAGTTGCAACGGTTGAGTCAATTGAAAGCGTGACCGATCCTGAAGTGCCGCCACCTGACAAACCTGTGCCTGCTGTTACTCCTGTGATGTCGCCAGGGTTGCTCACATCTTGCCATGCTGAGCCATCGTAGTATTGCAAAGCGTTTGTATCGGTGAGATAGGAGAGCATTCCTTCTGCAACAACTCCACTCAATGCTGAAGTTCGAGCCGCTGAAGATGCAAATACCATCGTGGTCTGTTGCATCAGGTAAGTGTTGACCTGCGCTGCTGTCAGCACATCTCCTGTTGCAAATAACTTGTACCCTGCTCCTGCCATGATTTCTCCTTGTTTAGTAGCTTAAAACGCCTGCAACGCCCAAAACTCCTTGCGTTTGACTGTCAAGAATAAACGCTTGGATGATTGGTTCGCTGGTTAGTATCTTAGTGGTGAATGTTGTTCTTGTTATGTCGTGTTGTAGTCCTTGAACGAATAATTCGCTTGTGATTGATGTTGATCCTGGCATGGTCTTTGTAACGGTTACAAGGTCAAATATCTCTAGGTCAACGCCTGCAATATTTCTCGCCTCTTGCCCATCATCAACAAGGTTGAGCGTCATGGAGTCAATGCGAAGGGCTGCGTCTTTGCGTGATTCCAAGATCATCGTTGCCTGATCTAGTGCTTCCTGATCTGTTTGAACAAGGATGCCTGTTCTTGCGCCTGAGTGGATGAAGTAACTGTCAATTGATGTCTGATCGCTGACTGTCTGATTGGTTCCGTTTAGGCGTTGAACCGAGACATTATTGACGATCAAGGTGTCATCAAATGCTAGGTCAATTTGAGCGTATCCGATCCCTGTTCCATTATCATTGAAAACCACAGGGGTCGAGTCTGCATATTGGCTTACTGTAGTTCTTGAGTAAAAGGTTGCGTTTCCTTCTGCATCTACAAAGAATCCACCAAATTCGCTATTTTCAACTGTCTGAATGGCTTCAAGTACGGTTCTATCTGCCGTTCCTGGGTCTGCCTGCATCGTGCTATCGCCTGCATTGATGTCTCTTTGCGATTGCGGCCAATCAACAACATCAAGAAGTTTATTGATTCGGGTTCCGCTAAGTTGACCTGCTCCTGTGTCGGGAACTGTGCTAATTGCCGCGTTATTCAGAAGTCTGAAACCATCAACGCATTGCAGGATCACCTTTGAAACTTCATCGGCCCCAAGTGCAAAGGTGGTGTCGTAGCTCGTGATAAATCCTGAAAATAAGTAGTAACGGATTCCTTCATAATCTGCAAAGATTCTAATTTTGCGCAATGGAACAAGTTTGCCGTAATAAGGCCCTGCGGTATTGGCAGGGTTCCAATCGCCATTGTCATCCTTGATTTCAACGACTGCCGTTCCTGCTTCAAATTTATTGAGAATGCGGTTGCGTCCTCTGCGAACAGATGCTCGCAAAATGATGCTTGAGATATCTACCGAGTCATCTGCATCTGCTAACTGACCTGTTCCGAGTAAGCCTTTGATGGCATTATCCAATGTGAAGGCTGTTGAAATAAATGCAGGGCCGTTGACGAAATCAATCTCTGCGCCAAGTTGTGGAATTCCTGCCATCAGAGTTGAATCGCTGTCTTTGTAATTGCCTGCCCATTATTTTGACCTTGAAGAATGGCGTTACGGATCGCGTTGACAAGATCGCCCTCGCTCGTAACGCTGCCGTTGATGACAACATTGACAGTTGATCCGCCCATTGAACCCATGCGGTTGAGTGGAACAACGGCTTCTGGCCCGGCTTCACCAATCATGGCGATTGTTGGGCTGTTAACGATGCCGCCTTTTGCCATCTTTGGAATGTTGCCGCCCGATGTCATTCCCAACATATCAGGATTGAAATAAGAGATAGAGCCATCGCTTGCAACTCTTCCGCCGCCATAAATCACGCGTGGGTCATTCGCCCCTGAGATTGGCGTTCCTGCTCTTGCTGCTTTCAAAGCGTCTATTTCTGCTTGCGTCTTTGCGGTTATATCTCTTGGCACAACAAGTGTTGATGGCAAAGTTGTGGTGATTGTTGCTTTGGTTGCCGCAATATAGGCATTCAAAGCATCAAGTGCATCTTTCCAAGATTTTGCTGCTGCATCTCCTGGCGCAGGCCATAGAGCAGATGGAGCCACGCCTTCTGAAATTTTCTTTGCGTACTCTATTACTTGAGCATTGGTAAATCCCCACTTTGTCATCAAAGTGTTGACTTCTTCTGTGTCTAGTTTGCCATCATTGATTGCTTTGAAAAAGTCAAGGTACATCTCTGCTTGTTGCTTTGTGATTCCCCATTGCTTTGCAAGCAGGTCAATTTCAGCGGTGGAAAGTTTAGCGTCATTTGTAGCAAAGATGGCGGTGGTGTAAGCAACAACGGCTTCTTTTGTAATTCCCCACTTTGCAGATAAAATTGCAACTTCTTCTGCCGAGATTACTTGATCGGCAACAACGCCAAGCAAGTCGTTATATCTTGAAACGGCTTCATTCAGCTTGACCTGTTGAGCAATGTTTTCAATAATTGCTTGAATGCGTGCTGCTTCTGCAAGGTTTGCTTGTTTGATGAGATTCAAGCGTGCTGCTTCAAGTTGGGTTGGGTCTGTCTCTGAGATTGGTTTGACCCCAAATTTTGCCAACGCAAGAAGCAGTTTCTTTGTTGCAATAAGTTTCAAATCTGCTGCGACTTGTTCTTTTGTCTTGCTTGTTGTTTTTCCAAGATCAACATTGAGACCTTTGAGACTTGCAAGGAAATCGTCAGTCGTTCCGGTCAATCCATCAAATGTGAATTCAACCTCTTCGCCTGTTCCTTCCATCGCGTCCATTGCATTGTTTGCTTGATTCACGACAAGGTAAAGACCGCCAAGTGTGGCTGCAAATGCGGCAACGCCTGCAACGGCTGCTGCTACTGAAACTCCGCCTGTGGCTGCTGCCTGTGCTGTTGCTGCTCCAAGTGCTGCTGTTCTAATTGTTCGGTATGCCTGAACTAGTGCTTGCAGCGCTGTCACGAATGCGATCACTTTTGCTGCAACGAATGTCGCTGCCAAGATTGCGCCAAGTGTTGTGAATACTGTTTTATGCTTTGCCACAAATTGGAAGACTTTGAATACTGCATATCCAAAACCAACAACAGCTTTGAGTGCGCCTGTCATAACACCAACAAGTTTGTCGCCATTTTCTGCAAGGAATGTCTGCACCGCAGGAATGACTTTTGTTACTAAAATCGCAAATAGTTGTTCAAGTGCAGGCATCAATGCTGCGCCAAGTGATTCTTTGGCTTCATCAAATGCAATGCCCAAGCGTTTCATTCTAAATTCAAAGGTGTTTGCCCTGGCTGATGCTGCTCCTGCGAATGTCTTTGCGGTCAGTTGCAACACGGCATTGAGGTCTTTTGATTTGACCATCGCATCCGTAATTGGAACGCCTAGATTTTTGAGGGCTTTGTAATTTCCTTGTAGGGCCTTTGTGACGGCATTTGTCGCCGCACTTAAATCAACACCGCCACCGGCTGAAACATCAATGGCTAAACCTAGAAGTTTTTGCGCATTTGTAACTGAGCCGGTCATTGAGGCGAGTTTCGCTAGAGCCGGACGAAGTTCGTCATCAACGACTCCGTAGGCTCTCTGAGTCTGATCTATCCAGGCTTCCGTTGCTGCAATGGCTGCATCTGTTGCACCTGTGGTGTTGCGCAAAGAGTTGGCAAGAAGTGCTTGTGATTTTTCGTCTGCAATTGCTGCCTTGACTGAATCAACTCCGAGTTTAACCGCTAAAGCAGCGGTTGCGACTGCTGCAGCCCCCATTGCTTTTGCAATCTTTTTTCCTGCATTTGCAAATTTTTTCTCAAGACCTGCAAGGTCTTTGACTGCTTTCTTTGAACCTTTGTCATTGTAGACGGTGATTATGCGCTCGACAATTGCCACGATTTACACCTCTCTTTGACTGATAACGGAATCAACTCGTGCTTGTGCTTTTGCAGATGCTTTATCAACTGCTTCACGAATTGCATTCAATGCCTTAAATCTATTTCTATCAACTGCGCGAATAAGTGCGCGACCTTTATCTTTACCTTCGCCACGAGCAGTCGGCAAAACGCCATGTTCTCTTTGAATCACACCGATAAAGTGCTGAGAAGCCTGTGGATTGCGTGAGCGACTTGTTTTGCTTCGTGATCGAGATGCCGAACTTCCACGACCTGCCGTCTCAAAGATTGCTCCACCTGGGTCGCGTTGAATGACTCCATAAGTATTGCGAAATCCTGTGCCGTCCTTCTTAGTGGTTGCGGCTGTTTGCTTGATTCCTGATTTAGCTCGTTCAGCATCGTAGGCAATAAATCCGCGAGTTTGATCTTGAGACAATGGGCCGATTCCATTGAATCTTTTGAATCCACCCTTTTGCCATCCTGAAGGGTGAATTTCACCATTGCTTGGAAGATAACTTTTTGCCTCAAGCACAATAGGTGCGAGAATGCCACGAATTTCTTTATTTAGTTGTCTTTTGAGGTCAGGCGCGAAGCGTTCAAGAGCGATGATGTTTTCGGTTAGACCTTGCATCTCAATTCTGTAATTGATTTCCGCCATTACTTGCTTCGCGCCTTTGCTCGTTCTTTCATGTATATGACTATTGCTTCAAGTATGCCATCGGGAGCATCAAGCAAATCAGTTGGAGATAAGCCTGTCTCCACAGAAACCGCTGCTATTGAATAAGTCAGGCTGTCTCTGTGGATTCGGAATTTGGGTCTGTGTCCAACGAAACTGCTTCAAGTGTATCCAAGAAGTCAGGGCCGAAAGGTTTTACAACCTTGCCGTTTGCTCTAAGTGCAAGCCAACCCAAATAATAGATATGCTCTAGCTTTTGTTCCTCGCCGATAAGTTTAGCGAGTCCTTTGCCATACTTTTGCTCAAAATCAACGATGATTCGTGGACGCAATGAATATGTTGCATCTGTTCCATCGGTTGTTTTTACCTTTATGAATAATCCATCCATTTTGTTTCCCCCTTAGTTATGTTATTTATGTTGTTGTTTTTGTAATTGCACCGGAGATCGGCCAAGACACACTTGCAGTTGCTAGTTCGCCCACAGCACCGTTCAACGGAGTCCATTCTGACACAACCGCAGAAAAACTGTATTGAGGATTGACTGTTGTTGTTGTTCCACTAGCAGGCTTGACTGCAATTGTTACTGCTGTTCCAAGTGTTGGATAGATTGTCTGCTCCACGCTTGAAGTTGCATAGTCCTGGTGGAATTCAAGACTTACGGAATTGTCTGTCAATCCAGCCACCCGGGTTTTTGCGGTGCTTCCGAAAGCTGTGGTCTCAACGATGTCATAAGTTGAACTCAATGAGACTGAAGAAATATGATCGCTCAAATCGGTTGATCCGAAAAGAACATAGCAATTTGTGAGAACGATTCTAGCCATTATGCAACCGCCTTAGT